AAGCCTGTATGTCAATGTTGGTGTTAATTTCTATATCTTTCTTTTCAGCAATTAAAGTCAGCTCACGAATGTCATAATCTGACATGAATTTTTCTTTAATAAAGCTGGCTTCTTCATAAGTGATATCGATGTCTAATGTAACACGAAGATGCTGTTTAGCTTTAATAATTGTATCAGCGCCGTCGATTAGTTCGCTTAATTTTAATGTACGGAATGTAGGTTGATTATCCCATGTGTGATACACTGGTTCCTTATCCCACTCTAAAATCATCATTCCACGTTCATCATCCCATGTGTCTGCATAGTTGTGCGGAAATGCATTGCCGATATAAACTACATTACCTTGTTGCTGACGTTTGTGAAAGTGTCCTGAAAATACATAATCTGGACCACGCAAATCATCTGCTTTAAGTTCACCATGATCCGGCATTTGCACCATTGCGTTCATATAAAACAATGGCAATTCAAAGTGTCCGAAGATATATTTGTTCTTAGAACCTTTTAGACTTTTCCATTCTTCGCCCACAAGCCAGGGACACAGTGTGACATTTCCAATAGTAGTAGGCTCATGTACCACAGTGATACCAGGTATATACTTTCCAAACTCCACAGAGTGTATGTCCCGTTTGTCTTTATAATACAAATCATGATTACCAGGAAAGAAATAGAAGTTATCGAACGCTTGTCCCAACTTCTCCAAGGCCCTAAGGCTATAATCCATTGTAGTAATATTAAGGCTATTACGATTATGATGCCAATCACCCATAAAGATACCTGTATCACAACCTTCCTCCTTCGCCTTGGCAATATACCAGTCTACAAACTCTTCACAGTCACGATTATGTGTTGAACTATTACTCTTAAGACCAAAATGTATGTCTGTAAAACAGGCTACTTTTTTAAATAAATTACTCACTAGAAGCTTCCTCGTTACGTTTCATAGCAGCCGCATGTTCTCCAGCACCAGTACGACTGTAGCTAGGATTCATACCATTAATTTCTAAGATATCATCTCTGATATTTTGGTTACGTTTTTCAATATTGATAACACGAACAAAACTGTTAGTCACAGCCGCAGTAAAATAAGCAAATGGATTGTCCGATTTGCTTTCGTCAAATTGTAATCCAATTTGTGTTAACTGTAAAATGGCCTGTCCTTTCATTTCGTCATTGTATGTGTAACCGCGAACATTGCCACGGGTCGCATAACGTTCGCACAATTTTAACATCATACGTGCTAAGGTGTTAGTAATTTGGCCAGCATCTTTGTCGAACTTGCCTTTAACTAAATCACCTTTCCAATGACTTTTTCCAACACAAATTAACTCATCATTTTCATCAAATTTCCAGTGTTGGAATGGCGGAAAGTTAACTTTATCTCTATGGTCAGCAAGGCTTTTAGGATTCTTTTTGCGAGTATTATTAAGTGGGATATGATCAAATGTCATGATCCTAAATACCAAATCTGTCTTGGCTATTTTTTTATAGTCAACTTCGCAGTCTGCTTGTTTGACTTTTTCGCCAGCGGCCTTGCGTCTAGCGTATTCTGCATCTCCTAGCCGTTTTGCTTGGTTACGTTTAGCTTCGGCTATGCTTCGAATATTAATTTTTTCTAAGCTGGGCAATATAATGTCGTATTGGTGATATTCTGGTTTGGTAAACACACAATATGAGCTTTTACTTCTATGTATTTCTAACAACATATCCTTGTTGTTTAGGTAATTTACTTTTGCGGTCATCCTTTATCAGTCCTCTAATGTCTTATTATAAACTACGCACTTAATAAAGTCAAATAAATAATATACCAAAACAAGGATATTATTATGGGATTACTAGATTCATTAAACGGCTCGGCTAATTTGCTGGGTGCCGGAGCAGGCGCTATTAATACGGCTAGTAATTTGGGTAGTGCGATAAGCTCAGCATATAATAGTAATGGTGGCGGAGATGTTATGTCTGCTATTCGCGCGGTAAATCTTCCAGCAGCCGGAGAAGCAGTTGGAGATATTATCAGCGCAGTTTCTAGTTTCGGCGGAGATGCCAACGCTAATGACTGGCGTGTTAGATTAAGTCTAGCTAATTGGTCCAGTTTTAAAACAAGTCCTGTGTTAAAACCTTTGAAAGATGCAGGCGGTTTAATATTTCCTTACACTCCAAAAATTACTATGCAAAGTGCTGCCACTTATCAGCCTATTGATACTGTGCATACAAACTATCAATTCCACGCATTTAAAAATAGCGATCCAGGACATGTGCAGATTGAAGCTCCTATGTATGTAGAAGATTCTACACAAGGGTTATACTGTATTGCTATGATCCATTATTTACGCAGCCTTACCAAAATGTTCGCAGGAAATGATCCTAAGGCAGGAAATCCTCCACCAGTTATTTTCTTAAATGCTTATGGAAATTATGTGTTTAAAAATGTCCCGGTAGTAGTTACAAAAATGACTTGGCAATTTCCTAATGATTGCGATTATATTGGTTGTAACGTAGTCGGTAGTGCCGCTGGAGAAGTACAAGGTGTTGCAGACAGTATTGGCGGTTTAGCCAGTGTTGGAGCTGGACTGTTAGGAGGCGATAGTGCGTTAGGCGGAATATTAGGCGGAGTCAGTGCCATTGCTGGAGGAGTTGGACAAGTAGCAGGTTTATTAGGTACATTTGGTATTGGCGGGACAACTAGCGGAGGAGTAGCGCATGTTCCAACAAAGAGTAGTCTTAGCGTAACATTACAACCTATCTATAGCAGAACTAGTGCTCGTAACTTTAGTCTTGATAGATTTGTTACTGGCGGCTATCTCAATAATAGTTTTGGATACATTTAATCATGGCTACATATAGTAATACAAGTCCTTGGTACAAAACAAAGATAAAAAACAATTATCTTGATGTACTAACTATCAGACCTGTTAGTGCTGATGCGGACGATTTCCTTTATACTATTGAACCGCAATATACTTACCGACCTGATTTGTTAGCCTATGACTTGTATGGAGAAGTTAACCTTTGGTGGGTGTTTATGCAACGTAATTTAGATGTTATACAAGATCCTATATTAGATTTTGTTCCAGGAACTCAAATATACATACCCAAAGGTAGCGGACTAAAAACTGTTTTAGGACTATAATATGAGTTTTGACTCACTGCCAGGTATAATAGATTCAGCAACACAAACCACAACTGCGGTTAGTAATGCCGCATCTCAATTTTTATCATCAGGTCCTGCAAGCGGATTAACGTCTGCGTTTAGTAGTGTATCTGGTTTGCTATCAGGCATTAGTGGATTCTTTAAAGGATTAAGTCCTGGCCAAAAATTGCCATTACCTAATCCACTGTTTGCTTATGCAAGTTATACCTATGTATTAGGTATAGGATGTCTTACAGAAAACGATTTAAATTATCCAGATAAAACTTATAAAGCCGGCGGAAAAATTCCTTTAATTTGTAAAGATGCCAATGCTGATCCTAATAATCGAGTTAACACAGTCTATGGCAAATTTGATTTTTTTATTAACAATCTAGAATTATATAGTGTTGTTGGCTTTGAACAAGGCGGCGGCAATACTAATGTAATGAACTTTACATTTGATATCATAGAACCTTACAGTATGGGGTTGTTTATTATTGCATGTCAGCAACTAGCACAAAAACAAGGTTGGGATAATTGGCGTGAAGCACCATTTGTCCTTACAATAGATTTTAGAGGTAATACTGAAAACGGACAAATAAAAAATATTCCTAACACCGGCAGACAAATACCTTTTAGCTTTGTTGATTTAAGTATGACTGCTACTGAAAAAGGTAGTGTTTATAAATGTTCAGCTATGCCATGGAATCAACTTGCTTTAACAGATGATATTGCAGATACAAAAAGTGATTCATCGGCTGTAGGATCAACTGTTCAAGAAATACTACAGTCAGGCGAAAACAGTTTACAAAAAGCCTTAAATGCCAGAATGAAAGAAATGGAAAAACAAGGTATTGTAGATCAAGCTGATGAATATTTAATTTTATTTCCACAAAATACAGCTAGTTCAGCAGATGCTAGTCAAAGTTCTGATACAACTGAAGATTCTAGTTCTGCTACTGAATCATCTAATAGTTCGGGCGGTGGCGGCATTTACGATACACTAGGTGTTGCTAGAAGTAAGACTAATCAAACACTAGTTCAAAATCCAGGTGATTGTAATCTTATTGGACAAGCTAGTTTAGGATTTGATGAAAAGCGTAAAGGAGATCCTGCCTTTGGTAAAGATCAACAATTATACGATACTAAAACTGGCACATTTAATACTGGAAAATTTAAATTTGATAAAACATCGACAGAAATGCGTTTTACACAAAATACCAGTATTCCGCAAGCAATCAACCAAGTTATATTACAAAGTGATTTTGTTAGTGACACATTAGATAGCAGTAAAATAAGTCCCGAGGGTTATAGAGATTGGTATAGAATAGCTACCAAAGTATATACTACTGGTGACACACAAAAAAACACAGGTATTAAGCCTCGATTGATTGTTTATCAAGTTGTTCCATATAAGGCACATAACAGTAGACAACTACCTGCAGGCGTTAAAGGCTTGGGTTTCGACAGTCTCGCAGATCAGGCAGTAAAAAAATATGAATACATTTATACTGGGCACAATGTAGATATTATTAATTTTAAAATTGAAATTCAAAATGGATTTGTTTATATTATGGGTGCAGATGGTTTAGCTGAAACTCAAGATAAAGTTACAGCTAACCAGACAGGTAGTGAAGATCCTGAAAAAAATCAAAATCAAAAATACATGCCTGATGGAAAACAGCAAACTCCTACACCAGGATTTATGCCTACAATTTTAAAATGGGTTAACACACTAACAGGCAATGACAGAGGCGGCGGTGGCGGTGCTGAAGGTCAAGCGCAACGTGCAGGTAAGTTGTTTAACCTAGCTCTTAATAATCCGTTTGATATGTACAATCTTGAAATGACAATTATTGGAGATCCATATTATATCACACAAAGCGGAACAGGAAATTATACCAGCGAAGCGGCCACACATAATTTAAACACAGATGGAACTGTAAATTATGAAAGTGGTGAAGTTGACATTATAATTAATTTTAGAACTCCTATCGATCTTAATCAAAGTACAGGATTGTATAATTTTGGCGGTGCTAGTAAAAGCGCACCAGTTATGCAATTTAGCGGACTATATTGTATACAAACAATTAAAAGCCATTTTGCAGACGGTAAATTTACACAAACATTATCTGGATTTAGACGACCAACGCAAGAATACCTAGACGAGTCAACATTAGCTGATATGCCATCGACAAAAGGTAAAGTAACCGAAACTCCTAATACAGATTCAGATGCAGAGCAAACAGGAACATAATGTCAAACGATCAAACAAGAATTAGTGCTAAAGGTACCGAACCACGTCCAGGACCTTTTTTAGCTAGAGTGATCAGTCACTTAGACAGTACTGCTATGGGCATGTTGCAAGTGGAAATTTTAAGACCTACAGGTAACACAGGCGATTCTGGACAACTACACCAAGTAAAATATATGAGTCCTTTTTATGGTGTAACTAGTGCTGATTTTGTAAGACAAGATCCTGACAATTATGGTAACACTCAAAAAAGTTATGGTATATGGGCAGTTCCTCCGGATGTTGGTACAACTGTAGTTGTTATTTTTATTGACGGAGATCCTAAGAGAGGATACTGGATAGGGTGTGTGCAAGATGAAGGAATGAATTTTATGATTCCTGGAATTGCCTCAACAGAAAATAATGTAGAAGGCGAAGGCAGATTGCCAGTAGCAGAATATAATAAAAAAGTAAATGACGGAAGTCCTTCAGATTCTACTAAAAATAAAAAACCTCTACACCCTTTAGCAGATGCGTTAAAAACACAAGGGTTAGATAACGACGATATCAGAGGATTAACTACTAGTAGTGCTAGAAGAGAAGTGCCAAGTATGGTGTTTGGATGGAGTACCCCAGGGCCTGTAGATAAAAGATCAGGCGCACCAAGAGGCGCTATTGGCAAAGAAGATTATAAAATACCAAATGCTTTTGTAAGTCGTTTAGGTGGAAGTACATTTGTCATGGATGACGGGGATGATAAATTTTTACGTAAAACAAAAGCCGGAGATGGCCCTCCAGAATACGCAAGTGTACTGGGCGGAGAAACAGACGGTGATCCTACAATTCCACATAATGAATTAATTAGAATTCGAACAAGAACAGGGCATCAAATACTTTTACACAATAGCGAAGATTTAATTTATATTACTAATAGCAGAGGAACTTCTTGGATAGAATTAACTAGTAATGGAAAAATTGATATCTATGCACAAGATAGTATCAGTGTGCATACTGAAAACGATATAAATTTTACAGCTGATAGAGATATAAATTTTACAGCAGGCGCTAATGTTAATATTAATGCCGGAACAAATATAAACCAACAAGCAGGATCTGCATGGAATTCAACATCGGGTACTACTAGCAAAATAACAGCTGGCGGAGATACTCATATTATGGCAGCCAATACTGCTATAGACGGCGGTAATATTAATTTTAATTCAGGTGTTGCAACATCAGCCGATACAACTCCTAAAGCAGGAAGAATTCCACAAACCGAGCCCTGGGCCGGCCACGAAAATTTAGATCCTGCACAATTTACTTCAGACAAAACACAAGCATCGGAAGATGTATCGGAGCCCAGCACAACTGCATTTAACAAATACACAACA